ACCAGCAACTGCTAATGTAGAAGCCATATCTACAGCACCATCTATGTCTACTACGTCTAGGTTTGTAGTGCCGTCTACGTCTAAATCACCGTTAAAGTCTACGTTACCTGCGACTGCAAGTGTTGTAGCCATATCTACAGCTCCGTCAATGTCTACAATGTCAAGATTAGACGTACCATCAATATCAATGTCACCTGAAATATCTAGAGAAGCTCCGGTTAGTACTCCTGCAACCGCAAGCGTACTAGCCATGTCTACTGCTCCATCAATATCAACTACATCCAGATTAGTTGTTCCATCAACATCAATGTCACCGCTAATGTCTAACGCTGTACCAATAAGTGTTTGTGTAAGTGTAAGCTGACCATTAGATGCTATTGTTATAGCGTCAACATCTGAAGCAGAACCGATAGTTTTACCATCACCAATAATAATATCATCAGTAAAAGTAGCTATGCCAGTTACTCCAAGTGTTCCTGCAACGGTAGCGTTTACATCTACGTCTAGCGTATCAATGTGTGCTGTACCGTCTATGTATATATCTCTCCACTCTTGTGAAGAGCTACCTAGATCATACGCACCATCATCGTCAGGTATAATATTAGAGTCAACATCTGCACCAAAGACTACGTTGTCTGCAGCAGAATCACCAAGAGTCAGTGTACCACCGTTAAATGTCGTAGTACCTGTAACCGTTAAGTTGCCACCTACAGCTACGTTACCTGTAGTAGTTACAGAATCTATGTAAGCATTTTTAAAGTATAAAGAACTTGTACCTAGATCAACGTCACTGTCTGTAACTGGAGACACTACACCATCAGATATTCTTATTTGTTCTACGGCTGCACTAGATACTTCTACAAAGACTCCCCAACGATTGTTAGTACTGTCTGCTTCTATTTTATTAAGGAAATCTAAATCACCTATTCTATAAATACTACCGCCTTGTCCAGCAGTACCATCGTGCCTGTGTCCTGTAGAAGATGCACTACTTGAGCTGTAAGCAAAGGCATTTAGAAGTTGGTTGTATTCGTTATTAAAAAGTGCAGCGGTGATAGTATCGCCATCAGCTATTGAACTTTGTCTAGTATATGTTTGAGCCATAGTTTAATTCTCTCTTATTATTATTGTCTTCCCGATGGTCTATAGTTTATATATAATCCGTTTATTGTGTACGGAGCATTTGTATCCTCACTAAAAATTTTAAAGAAGTTACTATGTCCACTTCCTTGAATAGGCTGTCTTATTAAAGGAGCTTCTGCTGATCCAAATTTAGATGTACTTCCAAATAAAGAAAGACCAAAAATAGAAGGATCGTTTGTTTCTAACGAAACATCATTAGGTTGTATTCTATCTGGAGTATCAAAATCAAACCTAACTCTTAACGTAGGATCTGTTGCTCCTTCTGGTCTTAAAGATACTTTAACATGGTCTAAAGTTTTTAAAGTTCCAAAGTCTCCGTAATCAAAATCTGGTGATTGGTACTCTGCAAATATATCTGTTTCAGTTCCTTCAGGATTAAAAGCACTTCCTGTATCGTGGTTATAAATATAACCGTTTCTATCTCCGTGATAAACTTTTTCTTTACCTGCAAAGTTAAAACCAGAAGTTACAGCAGGAGCTTGTATGCCTGTTAGTTGTGTCCATTCAAAACCTCTAGCTGTAAGCGTTCCTGTAATACCTTTGGAGTTCTGTGTAGCTTCTGCAGAACCACTGTAGTACATTCTATATTGAGACTTATCTCTAAGCACTACACTACTGTATTCGTAATCAACAATATTATCAAATATGTCATTTATAACAGGCTGTATCATTTTACTGACAGTGCCGAGTTCTACGTCACCAATTCTCGCTGTACCTGCAATGGTTCTAAAACCATCAGGAGCTAAGAAAAGTAAGTCACCTGCAAACTCTTGTATTGTTTTACCGTCTACACAACCTACGTTCTTGGTAACAGGTACAACAGCTATTGTACTTGAATCATTTATGTTTTGTAATTTATAAATTGAGTTTTTACAAAATACAAAAAGTTCGTTACGGAAAGATTTAAGTCCTACTACTTGATCGTCTAGTACAATACTACCTGATCCTGTAGATGTAAAATCATCTATGTCACTTGTACCACTATAAAAAATAGTGTTTAAAGCTGTAGCCGCACCTGCAACTACTAAATGTTTATCGTGGATTACACAAAACTTAGGATAGTGTGTACCACTTACTGTTATTTCTTTTGCAAAATAAGTTCTACTGCTTAACGCATCTCCAGTACCTGTCATTTTAAAATAGAAAGGTTTTACTCCAGAGCCTTCGTCAGTAATTACAACTTCACCATATACTGTATTGCCTTCAAAGGTTGCAAAACTTGCTTTACTTTGTGACGTTCTAGTTAAAGCACTACGACCTGTAAAAGCTGTATAGTTATCTCCACCAGCATCAACACTAGCTTTATTAATCTGTAACCAACTATCACCGTCTTGACTAAAATATATGTTAGTTCCTGCTGCAGCTATTACACCGTCTGCGTAAACGTGTAACCCTTCTATATCATTAGAACTATTAGGTCTTGTACCGTCACCTAGTTGGGTAAACCCATTAATGCGTCTGTACCCACCGCGTGTAGAAATTTCAAAGTTAGTTAGTTTTGTAGCTACTCCGGGTTTTTTTAAAAGCTCCATAGTATTGCTGGACTTGTCTAACCCTCCTTGCATCGGAATTGAAAAAGGTTGCGATGCTGCCATTAGAAATAAGTCCTATCATCTGTCATATCTTTAGGTTGAGGATTAATAAGGTTAGATTTCATATGTCTCATACCCTTTTTAAAATCATCCATTGCAAAAGCTGACTGTTGTATATTTTCTTTAAACTGATGCACATAGTAACGTGTTTTAGCTAGAACTATAGAAGCATACTGGTCTGGTAAAATCATAGCATCATCGTATGCAGAAAGAGCAGTAGGTGCGCTATACGCATAGAAATGTACGTTATAAACTTTATCAGGTATAGGGCTTAATCCAAACTTACGATTGTCAGGACTACGAATAACATACTTAGGTTCTCCATAACTCTGTGTATCTGCATCATCAGCGTTTTCTCTATCTCTTACATATCTTTTCCAATCTGTAAGTGTTAAAAATTTTAAACCTCTAGATACAAAAGGAGCAGTTTCACCACTTACATTAATAGTTGTCATGTAAAAATCATCCCAATCTATAGATGCGTAATCTGTAGTTATACTAGAACTACCAGACTTAAGCGTGTACCATCTTGTTCCTGCAACAGAAGCAACAGTTACGTTTCCATAAAAAGGATCTGTACCACCACTAGCTGCAGCAGCAAAAAAAGGTAACTGCGGTTCTTCGTTAGCTATATCATTTAATGCTTTATTAATAGATTCTTGTATAAACGCTTGTATGCCTACCGCAGAAGTAAAATTAGCTGCTGTTAATTGAACTTCGTTTAGTTCTCGCAATACTTCGTTGGTCAATGTTAAATATGTAGTAGCCATTACTTACCTTTTTTCTTTTTACCAAATATACGATCATAGTTATCAACATAATTCTGCTTTGCTTCGCCAGTATATGAAGTACCTAGCAATCCTAAGACTCTAGTGCTTTTAGGCTTACTAGAGCCATTTAGGATCATAGGATTTTTGTCGCTACCTAACTGTGGCATAGGCTTAGTCTAACTGTTCAAATTGTATAATATACTTAACTGTTGTAGCTGCTGTAGCTAAATCAGCACCGATAGGCGTAAGACGCATATGCAGTGTTCTAGCTGCGGCACTGTACAAAGTAGACGCTATAACAATAGCTTCTGAAGTTGCTGGTCCACCTACGACACCTACTGAAACTGCAGTGCCTACAAAAGCGTTAGCTGCATGTCCATGTGAGTTGTGTATAAGATACAAAGGAGCTTTAGCTGTCCAAGTTATTGCTGATCCACCATCATCTAGGATAGCTTTAGCGGCAACTAACTGTGCGCCACCTGCTGCTGTTCCCATACTAAAATCTAGATCATTACCACTTGATCCACCAGTTACAATGTTACCTGCTGGAATAGCAATTACGTTGCGGATAATAGTACCCGCTGGTTGTACAAAACTTACATCTGTATTTGTATCGTCTGTTACAGCAATAGTAGCTGTAGTTACTGTAACGTCTGCTTCTGTTACTTGTTGTCCGGGATTGGTCGTTTCAACTCTGTCTGCAAGACCACGAACATCGCCTGTCTTTGCTGAGTTGCGACCAGTGTCTCTAATATTTACGGCTGCCATAATATTTACCTCTGGTTATTTATTTTTAAAATCTTACTCTAAAAAAAGAAAAGGAGGTTTTTACACCTCCAAATCAGTTTAGTCAATACCGTAGAAAGCAGAAACTAATGCATCGGCACGGAGTACTTTGGATCCATAAACATGGAGTCCTCGTACAATGTCACCAAATGAATCAGGATCACGCAATACTTCAGTACTTGTAATCGTCTGTGCTGTT